CTTTGTGAATATCAAAGAACATGTAACGGACGGCCAGCGCTCCCTTTACGTGATGAAAACAATCATCGCCCTGGTGGAAAGCGGCTGGCGCTATGTGGATCAGTTGATTTGGACCAAACCGGGGCTGCCCGGTGGCTGGTCAAACCGTCTGAGAAACGACTTTGAGCCGGTACATTTTTTTACCAAGAAAGAAAAGATCGACTGGATGGTGCAGCTTGTAGATGTGGATGAGGAAAGGCTGGAAACGCTGCCTTTAGATTTGGTGGATATGTATGAGGACATCTTCCATTTCACTAAGCTCAAGAAAATTAAGTTCAAGCCAAGAATGGTGGGCAAGCAGTCAGACTCCATAAGGGTTTCGAGCAAGGAGAATAAATCAAAGGGTAAATCCGGCAACATCAGCGTCAGCGGCAAATTTAAAAGGGGTATCGCCAGGCCCGGCAATGTGCTGCAAATACCCGGCAATACCCGATCCTTAAAACACTCGGCCATTTTTCCCGTAAAACTCCCCGCCTTTTTCCTAAAGCTCACTACCGATGTGGGTGACACAGTTTATGAACCTTTTTGTGGTTCCGGCACCACTATCATAGCTGCTGAACAATTGGGGCGAAATTGCTACGGGATGGAATTATCTCCTTCCTATTGCGATTTGGCAATTCGGCGCTGGGAGAAGTTCACCGGGGGAAAGGCTCTCCGGCGGGAGGTGTAATAGTTGCAGATTGAAAAATTAGCTATAAAAAAACTAAACCCGGCCCAATATAACCCCCGTAAGGATTTAAGGCCCGGGGACCCCGAATACGAAAAGCTCAAAAGGTCTATGGAGACCTTCGGCTATGTGGAGCCCATCGTCTGGAACAAGCAAACGGGCAATATCGTATCGGGACACCAAAGACTAAAGATATTACGGCACCAGGGTGAAACAGAGATTGAATGTGTGGTGGTGGATTTAGACGAGCGGCAGGAGAAGGCTCTGAACATCACTTTAAATAAAGTCAGCGGTGAGTGGGATCTGCCCAAACTTGCCGATTTAATTAGCGAGTTAGATGACGGAATATTTGATATTGGCATCACCGGTTTTGACGCCGCTGAAATTGAGCATCTGTTCAGCCAAGTCCACGATAAGGATGTCAAAGAAGACGATTTTGATGTGGACGGGGCCTTAAAAGAGCCCGCTGTTAGTAGGCTTGGGGATTTATGGCTCTTGGGAAGACACCGGCTGCTCTGTGGAGATAGCACTAAAGCGGAAACTTACGAAATACTCATGGACGGTAAGCAGGCTAATTTGGTAGTGACGGACCCGCCTTACAATGTCAATTTTACTGCCGGGAGTAAAAAGGAGCGGCTCATTAAAAACGACCACCAGCTAGACAGCGACTTTTATCAGTTTCTCCTGGCAGCTTTCAAAAATATCTATGGGCATTTAGCGGACGGCGGGGCCCTTTACGTTTTCCATGCGGATACCGAGGGGCTTAATTTTAGAAACGCCGTTAAAGAGGCGGGCTTTTACCTTTCCGGAGTCTGCGTTTGGGTAAAGGATTCGTTGGTGCTAGGTCGCAGCGACTATCAGTGGCAACACGAGCCCGTTATTTATGCCTGGAAGCCAACGGGCAGGCACCGCTGGTATGCGGACCGGAAGCAAACCACGGTCTGGCAATTTGATCGGCCCAAAAGATCTGCGGAACATCCCACCATGAAGCCGGTGGCCCTTTGCGCTTATCCAATTAAAAACAGCAGTGCCCCAAACGGCATTGTCTTGGACCCCTTTGGCGGCAGCGGCTCCACCTTGATCGCCTGCGAGCAACTGGATCGCACCTGCTACATGGCGGAGCTGGACGAAAAATACGCAGACGTAATCGTTAAAAGATATATTGAGCAGGCAGGCTCAAATGAAGGGGTTTTTCTACTCCGCAATAATGAAAAGTTTGCCTATAAAGACGCTATAAACCTTGACTTACCTGTGTTTATGAGTGATATATAAACCTACCAAAACACAGGGGGGATTTAGTGAAAGCCTTGTTCGGCCGGAAAGTTGGCAATCTGGAGGAACTAAAGGAGCTAACGGAAAGGGCGACAGCAGCAGGAAAGATCGGTGAAAACTACACTGTAACCCGGGAGGTTAAACTGGGCGACCGGGAATTCAGGAGGTTTGCCGGCGATTTTTTCGAGGACCAGCCCTGGATTACTCCGGAGGACGGCGGGGTAAACAAAAACGGGGAGATCCGCTGCATCAAGGCTGTCAATGGGGAAACGGGGGAAGGGGTGCTGGTAAACAGCGAAGGCTACAGCTATCCCCGCTACACTGCCCTGGAGAAATAAATAAGCCCTTAGGGGCTTTTTTACTTGCTATTCCTGTGGCTTTAAGTGATGTATAGACATACCAAAAACCACAGGAGGGGTTAAAAGTGACGAGAAAAGAATTGGTCAAAAAACTGGCTGAGCGTTTAGCAGTAACATCAGTCTACCTGGGGGCGCCCACCTTTGCTTATCGGGTAGGGAATTACACCGTTGACCGCCGGGGCCGCATTCTTGATAGTGACGGCCGGGAGCTGGAGCTCAATGCCTTATTAGCGGAAACTACGGAAAAGGGAAGGGAGGAAAGGGGCTTGGAAATTGCCGCCGAAGAAACGGCGATAAATTTGGAAGTGGTGCTTCCCTTGGAAGGCTACCGGGGACAAAGTTTACGAAATCTGATGCATGTTATTTACAGCAGACAGCCCTTAATTAAAAAGGCCCTGGGTTTTGAAACCGATCTGGTGGGTGAAAAAACCATCACCGCTTTAACACAAAAACCCATGGTTACGTTGGAGCATTTCCAAAGGGCCATGGAAGGGGTTAGTATCCCGGGTATTGACCTCGATTATGAACAGGAAACCATCACCTTTAAATTGGGCCCGGGCGGGGACAATCCAGAAAAGGTGGAGGCAGCGACAAAGCTATTTGGCCTGATCAACCTTAACGCCCGGCGGCTAAAACGAAATGTATCCGCCCAGGTAAAGCCGGTGGAGAATGAAAAATATAGTTTTCGCATCTGGCTCTTGAGGCTGGGGATGATCGGAGATGAATACAAACTAGCCCGGAGGGTGCTTCTGAAAAACCTTTCCGGCAACAGTTCTTTTAGAAGGCCGGTGAAGGGGGAAGCAGCAAATGCCTAAACCTAAATGCAAACTCATCGGCGAGGACGGGAACATTTTTAATCTTATGGGTATCGCCAGCCGAACGCTAAAGAAGGCGGGCTTAAGGGAAGAAGCGGAGGAGATGATCAAAAGGATACAAAACTCCGGCAGCTACCATGAGGCTTTGGGGATCATCATGGAATATGTGGAGGTGGAATAGGACTCCTAAAAGCGGTGCAGCCCTAAATGGCCGCCTAAGGGGGACTTAGGGGAATATAGCTTTAACCTTCGCTTATATGCCTTGACTTACCTGTGTTTATAAGTGATGTATAGACCTACCAAAAGCACAGGAGGTCAACAGGCATGAAAAACTTAACCTTTGGCATCGAGATCGAACTGACGGGGGTCAGCCGGGAGAGGGCGGCAAAAACGGTGGCCGAGCATTTTGGCACCCATGCTCACTACGTCGGCGGCGGCTACGACAAATGGCAGGTTGCCGGTGACGATGGCCGCAGTTGGACGATTGTTAACGATTCCAGCATCAGGCCCCAGGTAAAGCGGCAGGGCAGAAGGGTAGCAACCGGGGCCGACTTCCGGGTAGAGCTGGTCTCGCCCATCTGCCGCTACGAGGATATCGAAACGGTGCAAAAGCTCATCAGGGCCTTAAGGGAAGCGGGAGCTTTTGCCAACCGAACCTGCGCTATCCACTTACATGTGGGCAAAGATAGATTTAGCGCCCGGACGCTCAGGAACTTGGTGAACATTGTGGCCAGCAAAGAGGATTTGATTTACCAAGCCCTAAACGTTTATAGAGATAGGGAACAGCGCTACTGCCAGAGGATAAGCGGCCAATTCTTGGCGGAGCTAAATCGCCAAAAGCCAAAGGAGTTGGAGCAGTTGGCCGACATCTGGTACGCCGGTTATAATGGCCGCCGCAGCGCTCGGTATCATTCCAGCCGCTACCACGGGCTGAACCTGCATTCGGTTTTTTACGGGCCCACAGTGGAGTTTAGATTTTTCAACGGCACCACCCATGCGGGGAAGGCTAAAGCCTACATCCAGTTTTGCTTAAGTGTTTGTGCCCAGGCCTTAAGCCAAAGAAGCGCCAGCGCCAAGAAGACCGTTACCACTAACCCCAAGTACACCTTTAGGACCTGGCTTTTGAGACTGGGGATGATCGGGGATGAATTTAAAACGGCCAGGCTGCATCTGCTGGCCAACCTGGAAGGGGACAGCGCTTTTAGAAACGGCCGACAGGCGGTAGGGTTTTAAGGCCCGGAGATTGGTAAAGGTGGTGGGAAGGTTGTACATACGAGTGATTACCAGGGACGGGGAACGGGTTGTAGTGGCCAAGGACGCGCTGGGGGTGTTTGCGGAGCTAAAAAGCTTTGCCTTTGTGCCACCGGCCATGACGGTAGAAGATTATCTGAAGGAAATGGCCCATAGTGTTTGGACCTTTTACGGTAAGGGGATAAAGATTTCAGGGGACACTTTAGCGCAAAGGGCCCAAAGTGCCTACCGGCAGTTTGTGGACTTAGGCTTTTTAGTTGAGATTTCAAAAGAAGATGCCCTGAGGCATTTCGGTTTAAGTCAAGCGGAAGCGGACAAAAAAGATATTGCCGGTTTAAGAAGCGGCGATGAATAGGACTTGCCAAAAGCCCCATTTTAGGTGATAGATGTTACAAAGGGGGTTTTTCTATGTATTATTTTGCCTACGGCAGTAACCTTCACCGGGAACAGATGCGGGAACGCTGTCCGGATTCGAAGCCGGTGGTCAAAGCCAAACTTGAGGGATACCGGCTTTGTTTTAACCGGGTAGCCGATATTATTGAAGATGAAGGGTCTGTGCTTTGGGGGGCGATTTACACCGTTTCACCGGGAGATATTAAAAACCTGGATCGCTACGAGGGCTATCCTAATTTTTACGATAAGTTAGCTGTGGAGGTGGCAGATGACCAAGGTAAAGTTTACCGGGCTTTTGTTTACGTGATGACCTCCAAAGGGTGCCAGGAGCCAAGTGACGGGTACTACCGGATTATTGAGGAAGGTTACCGGGACTGGGGATTGGCGTTAGAACCGTTGCAACAGGCCTTAGTAGAAAGCCGTCAGCGGGCCCCCTTTGGCTCCAGTGGGGCCAGGCGGCGGGGGTAGGGATGAAGGCTTAGGTGCGGGAAACAAAGGGCCCAAAAGGGCAAAGCTGCGGGGGAGGGGTAGGGATGGATAAGTTCTTCACCCAAAAACACTGTGATCGCTGCGGCCAAAGTTTGCAGGAAGGCCGGATCATGTCCATGTTCAACCGGGACTGCCTCTGCCTTGATTGCAAGGAAAAAGAAAGGAAAGATAGGGATTACCGATTGGCGGAAGAGGCCGAAAGGGAAGCGATTAAAAAAGGTGATTTTAATTTTCCGGGTATCAGGGAATAAGCCTTGACTTACCTGTGTTTATAAGTGATGTATAGACCTGCCGCAAGGCACATCACTTTTTAGGGGGTTTTCACCATGACAACCAAACTTCACCTCGGCCAGACGGTTTCAAACTTTGGGGTGCTGGCCAAAGTAGACGGCTTTTACCAGACAACGGGGGATCCAATCCTCAGACATTTTTACAATGACGGCAGCCGCTGGATTGCCGATGCTGCCAAGTGCCAGCCGGTGAAAGAAACCGCTGAACTTTGGCGGCATCAAGATGGCTTGGTAAATCTCGGATAGGCGGGGAGTTTAAAAGGAGCCTGCGGGCTCTTTTTTACTTGGTATTTATCTGGTAAATCTTTGCAAATGGCCTTGCTATTATGTGTGTTCTGAGTGATATATAGACTACCAAAAACACACAGGAGGCGCGAACATGAAAGACTTACTAGAAAGAACGAGGGAAGAACTGGCAGGCTGGCCCCATGAGCTAATACCGGGAAACTTGGAAGAACTGATAGAGAGGCTTTACGATACCGACAACCGGAAGGTGGGCAGGCTGGCAAGGAAAGAAGAAGAGCGAGGAGAATTCAGCTTTGGGCTGATCAAGGCGGTTAAGGAAACAATCCAGCAAAAAAACAGACTGGATCAAGCCCCGGCAAGAAGTTATCAGGAAGCAAGAATTGACCAAATCAGATTTATTCAAACCTCAAGCGGCAGAAAGCCCCGGCGCTGGGGCCGCTAATAGATTGGACTAAAATATGAAGCCACAGAGCCTGCGGGCTCTTTTTTTATGGGAGGTGAAAGCGATGGCGACATGGGGAAGAAAACCAAAACCTACAGCCCTAAAAGTGTTGGAGGGCAATCCCGGTAAAAGACCGCTCAATAAAAATGAACCCCAGCCGGAAAGGAAGGCCCCTCGCTGTCCGTCATGGCTGGAGCCGGAGGCGAAAAAAGAGTGGAAGCGGATGGCCAAAACCTTGGAAACCATCGGAGTCTTAACCCAGGTGGACAAGGCTGCCTTTGCCGGCTACTGCCAGGCCTATGCCCGCTGGAAAGAAGCCGAGGAATTTTTGTCGAAACATGGCACCATCTTTAAAACCCCCTCCGGCTATATCCAGCAGGTGCCCCAGGTATCCATCGCCCAGACTTATCTTAAAACCATGAAGGATTTTTGTTCTGAGTTTGGGCTGACACCGGCTGCCAGAACCCGGATAAAGGTAGATCAAGAGGCGGCAAGTCCCGATGATCCCATGGACGCCCTACTGAGGGTGCCTAAATAGTGTTTTTTGACCAGGAAAAAGCGGAGCGGGCGGTTAATTTTATTAGCCTCCTCAAGCACACTAAGGGGGTCTGGTATGGCCAGCCTTTTGAATTGCTACCATGGCAGGACAAAATTATCCGGGATGTTTTTGGCACCGTCAAAGAAGATGGCTACCGGCAGTACAATACGGCCTATGTGGAAGTGCCCAAGAAAAATGGTAAAAGCGAGCTGGCCGCGGCGGTAGCCCTTTATCTTACCTGCGGGGATGGGGAATGGGGAGCGGAGGTTTACGGTTGTGCCGCCGATCGGCAGCAGGCCTCTATTGTGTTTGATGTGGCGGTGGATATGGTGGAGCAATCACCGGCCTTAAAGAAAAGAATCAAGCCGGTGCTTTCTAGGAAAAGACTGGTTTACATGCCCACCGGCAGTTTCTATCAGGTGCTATCTTCGGAAGCCTATACCAAACACGGTTTTAATGTCCACGGGGTGGTCTTTGACGAACTTCATGCCCAGCCCAACCGCCAGCTTTATGATGTGATGACCAAGGGTAGCGGGGATGCCAGGATGCAGCCCTTGTTCTTTTTAATTACTACCGCCGGAACGGATCGGAATTCTATTTGCTTTGAGGT